CCCGACATACTATACTTGGATCGATGACAAAACTGGAGCGGAGCGCAGATATTATGATGCGCTTTATCCGATCAATCCGACTCAGGTCGATTTTATCGAGGACGCAAGCGGCAGACTGTTTGTGACATTTTGGTTTTGGAATGGTTACACAACTACAGTGCCTTATGACGATGTAATTCACATCAGATACAACTATTCGATCAATCAGTATATGGGCGGAAATGAGATGGGACAGCCTGATCATCAGGCGCTCCTCGAAACGCTCAATTTGAATAACGATCTCCTGCAGGGAGTCGCGAAGGCGATGAAAGCATCTTATGCGGTCAATGGTGTTGTGAAGTACAACACACTGCTTGACAGCGGAAAGACGGAAGCCGCATTGAAAGAGCTTGAAAACAAGCTTCGCAATTCGGAAAGCGGATTCCTGCCGCTTGATCTGAAAGCTGAATTCACTCCGCTTGAACACAAGACAGCTCTTGTGGACAAGCCGACACTCGAATTCATTGACTCGAAGATTCTGCGCACATGGGGAGTGCCGCTTCCGATCCTGACTGGCGATTATACAAAACAGCAGTACGAAGCTTTTTATCAGAAAACGCTCGAGCCGCTTGCGCTTGCATTCTCGCAGGCGCTGACGAAAAAAATGTTCACTCCTCGCGAGCGAGCTTTCGGCAACAAGATCGAGCTTTATCCGAAAGACTTGATCTTCATGACGATCTCTCAAACGCTCGAGATGATCAACATCCTCGCGCCTACAGGCGGAATGTTTGAAAATGAAAAGCGCACAGCACTCGGACTGCGTCCGCTTCCTGAGCTTGAGGGCAAGCGATATATGTCACTTAACTGGATCGAAGCGAACAATGCTGATCAATATCAGGTCGGCAAGGTAAATGTCGATGTGGTTGATAAAAATTCAGATGAAAATGTCATGGAGGAATAAGAGATGGCAGGAACTCATGAAGCTCCGCAGAGCGCAAACGAAGCGATTCTGCAAAACATGGTAGGAGAAACAAATATTCTGCGCGAGCCGCAAAGCCGAATCGAAGCACTGCTGACCGAGCTTTTAGGCACTTTGGAGGGAAGCGGAATCTCTGTGCCGACAAGCGATGGCGATTATATACTGCATGTCGAAAATGGTGTTGCGACATGGGTTTCAACAAGCGCTTTGGAAGTAAACGAAGGTTAAAACGATCTCAGGCGGTGATCATTCATGGACGAGCTTTCGCTGTTAAAAGAAAAAACGAAAACACTGACGATAACAGAAGTCAGATTTAATCATAATCATGGCAAAGACGGAAGATTCACTTCAGGCGGCGGATCGAAAAGCGGCGGAAGTGGTGGCGGCGCTTCAGGAAGTGTTGCTGATTCTGTAAAAGCCGAGACCGACAAAGTCAAAAGCCGACTTTCAAATAATTACTCTCCGATCAAAAAGCAGGAAATTGACATGGCGGAAGTTAAAAGTCGCGGCGGACTGACTGACGAAGAAGCTAAAGCAAGCGCAAAAGTTGCGGAAAAAGTCTTTAGTGAAGCATCCGCAAAAGAGCCGATCATCACAGATGACATTGTGTCCTCTGTTTCTGATGTAGGCGGTCAGATGTATGGTCTTGAATTCAGATTGAAACAGCCGACTTCACTGGCAGGAAAGATCGGTGCTGATGCAAAAGAAGATAACATCTCATTTGCTGAAGCAGGCGCGAGCATAAAAGACTCGGTCAGATATACTGCGGTCATTGATGAAGGCAATTTCACAAAAGGATATCAGGACATCAAATCGTCATTAGAAAGCAAAGGATATACTGAAGTCAGATGTAAAAACTTCTATGACACATACAGCAAAGGGAAATCCGATCAGAAAGCTGTCCAGTGTGTCTATGAGGACAAATCAGGATTCAAATTTGAGCTTCAATTCCACACTCCTTCAAGTCAGGGAGCGAAGGAATTAAATCATCCGCTTTATGAATCGCAGAGGAAAGCAACAACGAGCGATGCTCGGAAAAAAGAGCTTTCAGCACAGATGCGAGAGATCGGGACGCATGTTCCCGATCCGAAGGGAGTCATGTCAATCAAATCGCATGGATAATATGTGATTTTGGGTATATTTGCCTATTGACTATTGACTTTTTAGGTATTTTATAGTATAATACATGCGGAAGGAAGAGGTAAAAAATGGAAACTTTCTATGTCCTCCGAAAGAATGGCGCAGTGAAGAGGATCGCAAAGATCGTTGACAATGCGCTTGCCTATGCTTGGGAGAATGGTCAGTGGATTCCGATGGCAGGACTGCTGAAGATTCAGAACGAAGTGACAGATTACGAAGAGATAAGCAAGGAAGAAGTGGAAAGACTGACTCGCAATGGGTAAAACGATGCTCGAAAAAGCTTTCAAAATTTCATACATGGCACACAAAGGTCAGATGGATAAAGGCGGCGCTCCGTATTATCTGCATCCGATCTTTGTGGCGCTCAACATGGAGACCGAAGATCAGAAAATTGTTGCCTTACTGCATGATGTGGTCGAAGATACGGAGATCACACTTGATGATTTAAGGCAGGAAGGATTCTCGGAAAACATAGTCGAAGCAGTCGATGCCATTACGAAAAAAGGCGAAGCTTACGAAGTCTATCTGCAGAAGGTCAAAGCAAATGCGCTTGCGCGAGCTGTTAAGATCGGCGATCTAAAACATAATTCCGACATAACGAGGATAAAAAATCCTACAGAAAAGGATATCAAGCGAATAGAAAAGTACAAGAAATCATTGGACTATTTGCTTGCGGACTGAGCATGAACGAAGAACTGGAACTGTTAAAACAGAAAACGATCACGCTGACTGTCTGTGAGGTAAGGTATAACCACAATCATGGCAAGGATGGGAGATTTACTTCAGGCGGCGGATCGGGAAGCGGCGGAAGTGGATCAGGAAATGCATCTTATAAGAAAGCGGACGCAGGGACGCAACTGGCACATCAAAAAGCAATTGCAAAACTGAACGGATCGGAATATGAAGATGGCACTTATAATCTTGATACACTGACTCAGGTCAGCTATTCCAAAGGTTATCAGGTTACATTCTGTCAGATCGGGGACAACTATTCTGATGCTGAATATGCAGATAAGGTCAATGAATTTTTAGGTGTTTCGTCTGATGGTGCATCAAGCGCAGGAAAATTCGGCGGTACTCCTGAAGTATCATTTCATGTGGCGGATCGAGCAACTGCGGAAAGACTGGGACGAAAATATAATCAAATATCAATTTGGGACTGGGAAAACTGCGAAGAAATAAGCACAGGCGGATCAGGGAGAAGATAAAATGGCACTCGATAATAAAATTGAGGAATTTCAGCATAGATATCCGACAAGGGCGGAAAAAGAAGAAGCCTTGCGCAACATGTCAAACGAAGAGATCGATGACCTGATCGGTGCAAGCTCTAATGTTCAGGCGAAGATTTTTTATGCTTCATTCAAGAAAAAAGATGATGGTGCGAGAAAATGAAGAAAGAACTTGAAAGAAGATCATATGATTTTGAAGTGTCTGCCGCTTCAAACGAAAAAGGAAGCATGATCACTGGCAGACCGATTGTTTATAACAGCAAAACGAATCTCGGATTATTTGACGAAGTGATCGAATCAGAAGCTTTGGCAAAAGCTGATCTGACTGATGTTCGATTCCTTGTGAATCATGACATAAGCAAAATTCCGCTTGCGCGATCAAGGCGAAACAATGGCAACAGCACGATGCGACTGATCCCTGATGAAAGCGGATTATCAATCGAAGTACAGCTCGACACAGAAAACAATTCCGAAGCGAGAGCGCTTTACAGTGCTGTTGAGCGAGGCGACATGACAGGCATGTCATTCATGTTTAGCATAGATGACGAAGAGTGGGAAAATCTCGAAAGCGATCATCCGACTCGTCATATCAGAAAAATTGGAAAAGTTGTCGAAGTCAGTGCAGTGACTTTCCCTGCATATGAATCGACTGAAATATCTGCACGAAGCAAGGAAGCATTGGACAATGCTCGGTCAGCACTGGAGAGCGCAAGACAGCAAAGTGCAACATCAGTGGACACTGATGAACGCGAACTCGAACTGCTCAAAGAAAAAACAAAAATCTTATCAAAAGGAGTATGAAACAATGAGAAAAGATGTTCTCAAGAAGCGCCATGAAAGACTTCTCGCAAAGCGCGAAGCTCTCAAGGCAAAAGCACTCGCGTCCTCTGATGTCAGCGAGGTGCGCTCGATCAACGAACAGATCGAAGATGTAAATGCAGAAATTGCAGAAACGGCAGACGAAATATCCGCAATCGAAGAAGAGGAAAGGTCTGCTTCCCAGTTTGAAGAGGTGAGATCGAATCCGCCTGCCAATGCGACTCGCGTCAATGGCAGTGTAGTCGCAGGATTCGGACTTGGTGCAACTGGATCGCAGACTCGCGAAAATTCCGATCCTTTCAGCTCGCTCGAATATCGTCAGGCATTCATGACCTACGCTCAGACTGGCAGAGAGATTCCTGTGAATCTTTATCAGCGCGATGGCGCTCCTGCCAACACTAATTCGCTCGGCGCAACGATTCCGACCACTGTGCTGAATGAATTCATCAACCTGATCAGAAAGAGATATGGCAATCTGTACGCGAAAGTCCGCAAGCTCAACATCAAGGGCGCTGTCAAAGTGCCGATTTCCGAGCTTCAGGCGACCTTCAAGTGGGTGACTGAAGATACTGTTTCTCCTCGTCAGGATGGCGGCAAGATCAATCAGTATGTCGAATTCAGCTACAACATGGCGGAGATTCGCGTTTCGCAGACTCTCCTGTCCTCGATTGTAACGCTCGATCTCTTCGAGAGAGAAATCGTCCGCATCATGCTGATCGCCTACATGCAGGCGATGGACACTGGAATCGTCAAGGGAACTGGTGTCGGTCAGATGCTTGGCATCCTGAACGATCCTCGCGTCACTGGACAGGCGGATCATATAATCGAAATGACTGCTTCCGATATCAACAACTGGACTGCTTGGAGAAAGAAATTCTTTGCCAAGATTCCGCTTGGATATCGCGCAGGCGAATTCATCTTCCCTCTCGGAACTGTGGATGCATATCTCGAAACGATGGCGGATGCCAACAACAATCCTGTATTCCGTCAGGCGACTGGACTTGAGGTCAACAGCGGCGATGAAAGGAATCCGAATGGCAGATTCTTCGGCAGAGAAATTTCTCTTGTCGAGCCTGACATCCTTCCTGATTTCGACAGCGCCAATGCGAATGACATTGTCGGTATCTTTTGGCAACCTGAAGAGTATGCCATCAATACCAACATGCAGTTTGGCATGAGAAGATGGTTTGATGAGGATCGCAATGAGTGGGTGAACAAGATGCTCACTGTTGTTGATGGTAAAGTCCTCAATCCTCGCGGCATCTATCTGATTAAGAAGAAAGCTTCTTCGTAAATCAAAAATAAACCAAAAAGGAGCTTCCGAAAATGCTGAATACTATAGATGCACTTAAAGCTCTATATGTTGCACTCGGCGGAGATGCCGCTGATGTTGCCGATCTCACGATCATCCCTGAACTGATTGCCGCAATTGCGGAAAAGGTCGAGGATGTGACGGAAGCGGCAAACGCAAAAGAGCTTCCTGAAGTGTCCGCAACGGACAACGGAAAAGTCCTTAAAGTTGCCGATGGCAAATGGGCAGTCGGCGCTGATGCCACAGCTTAATTTATAAAAAAAAGGAGCATTCGCGCAATGGTTTCACTTGCAACTGTTAAAAACGCGCTCGGGATCACAGGAGATTATCAAGACGCGACTTTACAAGTATATATCGATGAAGTGGTGTCATTTCTTGTTGACTCAGGTGTGACAGAAAGCAACATTACAGATGGAATTGTTGCGCGAGGTGTCTCTGATCTGTGGAATTACGGAAGCGCAGAAGGAAAGCTTTCGCAGTATTTCTATGAACGCGCTTCACAGCTCGCACTCAAAAAATAAAAAAGGAGAAAAAACAATGATAAACAATGATCGTATTGTTCCTGTACAGAAGATTGATCTTCTGTCGCTGATCGGAACTGTTCTTGCTCTGAACAGCACTTCCTATACTGTCCTTGCGGCGACTGATGTCGAGGGCGATTTCGAAGTCACTGGATCGGGTGCGGCAGGCAACAAGCTTGCCAATCAGCCGCTGAAATCTCTTGATTTCAAGTCGGGTGTCACTTCAGGCACTGTGTACTTTGTTGCCGCTTATGATTACGAAGGATTCAAGGTCGCAGGAAATGCCGCCACTTATGGCGAAGGCGCGACTGTAAAGAAGGACGGAGTCAGTCTTTACAAAGCTGTACTCGGAAGCGGCACTGTGACGATCACTGCGCTCACTCCTGAAGTCGCTTAATCTATGGCACAATTTCGACCTACGCTTCCATTTTCGACAGCGTTGATCGTTTTGAAGCCGACTTCAATCGAAAAGGTCATGGGAGTGCCTAAAAAGGTATTCCCTGACCTTAAAGATGGCATTCGAATAAATGCGTCTTTTAAGACTTACGGCGGCACTCGCTCAGAAGAAAAGACTGTTGATGGACTGATGTCAATCGAGGACACTGCATATGTGCAGACATGGTACAGACCTGACATCACAAGCGATTGTCGGATTGTTGTTGCGCAGACTGGCGCGACATATGAAATCATCAACGATCCTGAAAACATCAACTGCCGAAATCAATTTCTGAAGTTTATGGTGCGGCGAGTCAAAGGCGGTGTCTAATGTCAATCAAATTAAATCTTGAGGGATTCAATGAACTCCTCAAGAAAATTGAAAAGGCAGGCGGCAAGACTGAGTCGGCGACAAGGGCATGCATGGAGAAATCAGCGCTGATCATGCAGGACGAGCTAAAATCGCAAATGCGAGCTTCGGAAGTCACAAAAACACTGATCGATGCAATGCCTGATCCGACTGTCAAGAATGATTATGGATTGATCACAGCGGAGGTCGGATATAAAAAAGGCACATTTGATCCGAAAAATCTCTCTGATGGGTACAAAGTTGTGTTTCTTAACTATGGGACTCCGTACAGAAAGAAACATGGCAAAGAACGCGCTCGGGGATTTATTCAAAGAGCAAAGAGCAAAGCAAAGCCGAAAATTAAAGCGGCGCAGGAAAAAACATTGAAGGACATCTTGAAAGGACTTGAATCATGAAAACAGAATTGATCGCGATCCTCGAGGAATTTTGTCCTGATAATGTTTATCTGCAGGGATCGATGAATCCCGATATTGCATATCCTGAGAAGTTTATAACATTTTTCACTTCAGACAGCGATTTCAATGCTTTTTATGACAATGACGCAAATCGGATCGATTGGAAAGTCAGTGTCATATTTTATTCATCAAATCCTGCCGAACTGGAAAGTGTGCCGCCTTTGATCATCAAGGCACTCAAAGCTGAAGGATTCATCCCTATAACTGCAGGGATCGATGTCATCAGCGATGTCATAACGCATACAGGATGGGCGATGGATTTTTACTATCCTGAAAATTACCACTAAATTTTTAAGAAAGAAGGTACAAAATCATGGCTGTCGAGTTTAGAGGTTGCAAGAAACTCGTTTACGCAGAAGTCACGAAGGACGATGCAAGTGATTTTACCACTGGAACAGTCAAGGCGCTCGCTCCTGTTGCGGAAATCAGCAAATCTGTCGAGACTTCAAGCGAAGCTCATTACTATGACAACAAAGCCGCCATCATCATCAACACTGAAGGCGCTGACACTGTCACTTTCACGATTGCTGTTCCCGATTTTGAGACTTATGCCGAGCTGACTGGCAGGACATATGACTCAACGAAGAAAATGTTTATCGAAAGCGAAAGAGTACAGAAGTATTTCGCTGTCGGTTACATTCTCGGCGAGATCGGCGAAGGCGAGGATGAGCGCTATGTATGGAGACTCAAGGGAACATTCAACATTCCTGACGAGACTTCTGCAACGAAGAATGACGGAACGGATGCCAACAATCTGTCTCTCGAATTCTCGGGCATTTATACTCAGCATGAATTCACCAATGGCAAGGGAACTGGCAATGCAGGAGCGGCAAAAGCTGTCTCTGTTCTCAAGTCTGCCAATGTTGCGACTGAGACGCAGTTTTTCACTGCTGTTGTGACTCCTGATACCACATTCACTCCCTAACATAAAAACGAGGAGCGATCCGAATGAATTATCAGGAATTTATCAAGCCTGAACTGCTGATTCTGATTCCTGTGCTGTATTTTATCGGAATTGCCATCAAGAAGAGCGCGATCAGAGACGCGCTGATTCCGCTTATACTGGGCGCTGTGGGCATTTTTGTGTCGGGGATATATTTACTCGCCACAACTGAGATCAGCGGTCTAAAGGCGGTTGCAACTGCCATATTTACGGCGCTGACGCAGGGCATCCTGTGTGCGGCGGCGGCAGTGTATGGCAATCAGATAATCAAACAGGCGATCAAGGACAAGCAGGAGCTTGCCGAAGCAAAAAAAGAAGAGGAAGAGGACTGAAAACATGGCACAGTTTGAATTGAACATATACGGAAACAATGACGAAATTGTCAAGACATACGCAACTGACAAAGTGCGGTGGGGAGTTTTCATGCAGGCGCTTGAATTGCAGGACAGTCTCGCAGAAAAGAGTGCCGCAGAGCAATTCAAACTGATCAACAGCTTTGTCAAAAAAATCTTTCCTGATCTGACGGATGCCGAGCTTGAATGTGCCGATGCCGATGACATTGTCAACACATTCAAACAGCTTCTGCACAAATCCAGTGCAATTGGTGTCTCGTCAAAAAACGCATAAGGGGAAGCGCTTCAGGCGCTTCCCTAAATGCGCCACAAGAGCCGATATCAGTTTTTGTTGAGCTTATGCGCACAACAATGACTCTTGCGGCAAATTTGCGATGCAGTCCATTTGAAATTTTCGGTCAGGACACTGACGAAGTGATCATGGTGATCAATTTTTATATAGAGCTTGGATTCGAGGAAAGCGAAAAGCCGAAAGCGCCTGTGCGCATGGCGAAAGAAAGAAGAATCCGAGTAAATGACAAAACGGCGACTAATGGGTGGTTTTGAGGAGGTGAGAAATTGTGGCAAGCGAAAGACTCGGCGCATCATTCAGTATCGACATAACACAACTTCAGGCAGGACTCAAAACTGCAAACCGACTCATCCGAGAAAGTCAAAGCGAATTCAGATCGGCGGCGGCAGGACTTGATGACTGGAGCAAATCCGAGCAGGGACTGAATGCAAGGATCAGCTCACTGAATCAGATTACCACTGTACAGCGCGAAAAAGTAAGAGCGCTCACAGCATCATATGAAAAGCTCATTGACGAAGGACTCGATCCTGCAAGCGACAGAGCGATCCAGTTGCGGACGCAGATCAACAACGAAAAAGCGGCACTGGCGCAAAACGAAGCTGAACTGAAGAGAAATCAGGAAGCTCTCAAAGGTCTCGGCAGAGAAAGCGACAATGCAGGCGGCAAGCTTGAAAAGCTCGGATCAATCGCGAAAGCGGCAGGAGCGGCAATTGCGGCATCACTGGCGGCGGCAGGCACTGCTGTTGTTGGTCTTGTTAAAAGTGCAGTCGATGCATATGCGAATTATGAACAGCTTGTCGGCGGTGTTGAGACTCTTTTCGGCACTGGCGGTCAGTCGATTGAAGAATATGCGCAATCAGTCGGAAAATCGGTTGATGAAGTCAAAGATGATTATGCAAAATTAGAGTCGGCACAGACCACTGTTTTGAACAATGCGGCAGGCGCATTCAAAACAGCAGGAATGTCGGCAAATGAATATATGGAGACTGTGACGAGTTTTTCTGCAAGCTTGATCTCAAGTCTCGGCGGCGATACAGTAAAAGCGGCAGAATACGCTGATCGAGCCATCACAGACATGTCTGACAACGCAAATAAAATGGGTACTGATATCGGATCGATCCAGTATGCCTATCAAGGATTTGCGAAGCAGAATTATACGATGCTCGACAACCTGAAGCTCGGGTATGGTGGTAATCAGACCGAGATGGCGCGACTGATCAAGGATGCGTCCAAAATGACGGATGTTCAGAAGAAGCTGAACATTACTGTCGAAGAAGGCGACATGTCCTTTGCGAACATAGTCAACGCGATCTCTGTTGTTCAAAGCAACTTGGGGATCATGGGGACAACTGCGAAAGAAGCAAGCACAACGATTCAGGGAAGCTTGCATTCTATGAAATCCGCTTGGCAGAATGTTCTCACTGGCATGGCGGATGAATCGCAGGACATTGATGCGCTGATTCTCGATCTTGTAGACTCAATCGGAACATTCGCGGAAAAAATTCTTCCTCGCGTTTCGGTGGTCATGGATGGACTCATCAAAATGATCGAAAAACTCCTTCCGCAGATTCCTCCTCTGCTTCAGCAATTCCTCCCTGTTTTGCTCGAGGGAGTCACAAACCTGATGCATGGTGTAGTGCAAATCCTGCCGCAAGTGGTTGATACAATCATGGAAGTTGTGCCGCAACTGATCACAGCGCTGATCGGCATGCTTCCGACATTGATGCAGACTGTGGTTGACATTGTTGTTCAGATTATCAATGCGCTATCAACAATGATGCCGACAATTGTTGATGCGATCATGGAGATTTTGCCGATCTTGGTGACATCTCTGATCAATGCGATTCCTCAGCTTCTGCAGGCGGCGATCACATTCCTGATGGCAATTGTTGAAGCGATCCCGACAATAGTCGAAGCGCTTGTCACAAATCTGCCGATGATCATTGACACAATCGTCAACACTTTAATTCAGAATCTCCCGATGATCATAAATGCGGCGATTCAGCTTTTCATGGGCATAATTAAGGCAATTCCGCAGATTCAAGCGGCATTGGTCAAGAATCTGCCGACAATCATTCGAAGCATTGTCGATGGACTGATCAAGGGAATTCCCGAGCTGATCAAGGCAGGCGGACAACTTCTCGCAGGACTTTTTGAAGGATTGCTCGATCCAAAAGTGATTTGGAACAACATTAAAGCGATGGGCAACTCGATCCTTGACGGAATCAAGGGATTCTTCAAGATCAAATCTCCGTCAAAGGTCATGGAGTCAGTGATCGGAAAGAATCTCGCACTCGGAATCGGTGAAGGATTCGAAAACAATGTCGGCGAGGTCAACAATCAGATCGCAAAGGCATTTGATCTGCAGGGCATGGCGGCAGGCGCAAAAGCGGCAGGCGCTGATGTCGGCAGATCGGGAAGTGTTGTTGTCAATCAGTACAACACATTCTCAAATCCGCACAGCAGATATGAGCTTTACAGAACGAAGCAAGAAACAGCGGCGGCGGTCAGACTGGCGATGGGTGGTGTTTGAGCATGAGCATGATCAAGATGGTATATGTCTCCCAGTGGGGAGGTACGCTCGATCTTTTTGACAATGATCTGTTTTGGGTGACAAACATTGACGGACTGACCAATGTCGCGACAAGCATTGCTTCTGTGGTGATCGGCGGCATTGATGGCGATGAGATCAACAACATACAAGCTCAGCCGCGAGACATAATCATGGATTTTCGCATCAAGACAGGAGTCAATGTCGAATACGCTAAAAGAGCGATCACTGCGATTATAAAAGCAAAACAAAAATGCACATTGCAATGGACGCAAAATCAGCGGACTCTTGTCATTCAAGGCACTGTTTCGGCGATTACAATGCCGAGATTCAAGCAGGGAGTGACGATGCAAGTCTCGATCCACTGCGGTGTGCCTTTTTGGGAAGATCAGAACGAAACGGAATCCGAAATAAGCGAAGCGGAAAATCTGCATTATTTCACAGACTATGTGAACGATATGCTTTATTTCCCCGATGATCATGGCATTCCTTTCGGAGAAATCGATACAAGCAGGACGAAAACATTCAATAATTCAGGCGATGTTGCTGTCGGCATGGTCATAGAAATTATCGCATATAAAACTGTTACAAATCCGATTATTTATGATCAGTACGGCAATTTCTTCGGGATCGGGTACGGATCAAAGACTGTGACGATGGCGGCAGGCGACAAGCTCGTCATTAATACAAAGAAAAACGAAAAATCGGTCAAGCTGAATGGTGAGTCAATGCTCGATTACATCAAGCCGCAATCGACATGGATTCAGCTCGAAGCAGGAGAAAACACTTTTTCGATCAACAGCGATGATTCCGAGATCGACAACATGGTGTTTACTTTAATTTATCGTCAGAGGTATGTGTGATGATCGATCTTGTGGAAATCAAAAACGCAGATCGGGTGACAGTCGGTGTAATTGATGCGGCATCTTCGATCATATGGCGATCCGTATATTTCGGAGTCGGCGATTTCGAAATATACGCGAAAGCCGATGAACAGAATGTCGAGCTGTTAAAAGTCGGGTACTATGTGACAAGACCGAATAATGACGAGATCGGGATCATTGAGCATGTCAATCTGACATTTAACTTTTCCGATGGTTACATGCTCACAGCGACAGGAAGATTCGCAAAATCGCTGTTGGATCGGCGCTTGATATACAAGCTATCCGAGACTGTAAACACTCCGACTGTGATCAGCGGAAATGTCGAGATCGCGGTGCGAAAGCTTGTGCAGGACAATGCAATCGATTGCTCATTTGACAGCAGGCGGAACATTCCGATTTTAGGACTGGCGGCACTGCAGGGACTAACTCCGACAATTGTTGATGGATCAGGGCAGGCGGCGCAAAAGCAAGTCTCATATCAGAATCTGCTTGAGTACACAGAAAAAGTCCTGCATGAGTACGGACTTGCGGCAAAAGTGATCTTCAACAACAGCAACAAAAAACTGCTGTATCAGGTTTATCAAGGCACTGATCGAAGCACTGGCAATGCCGCAGGAAATGACGCAGTTATTTTCTCGCTTGATTATGATAATCTTGTTTCGTCAGAATACGATTACAGCGAGACAAGACTCCGCAATTCTGCGCTGATCGGCGGAGAAGGCGAAGGACTCGAGCGATTTTTCACTCTGCTGACGAAGAACAAAAGCGGACTGCAACTGCGCGAAATCTTTGTCGATGCGTCATCTATTAATCGCACTTATAAGGACGATCAGGACGAAGAGCAGACATATACGAATGCCGAATATCGCGCAATGCTGAATCAAAAAGGTCAGGAAGTCCTCGAGTCGCACATCATCACTGAGACTTTTTCGGGAGAGATCAACGCGACTCATGGTGTGTGGATATACGAAAGAGATTACAATCTCGGAGATATCGTCACTGTGCAGGACAACATGATCGGCAAATATATCAATGTCAGGATCACTGAAGTGACCGAAGTGCAGGACGAGAATGGTTATTCCGTCAATATTATTTTCGGCGAATGAAAGATAAGGAGCTTTGAAAGATGGCACAGAAAAGCGGATTTTTTAACGCGCTCAACAATGGCGGAGTTTATGATCGCACATACAATGCTGACGATTACAGCGACAATCTCGCTGTGGTCATCTCCAGTGGTGTGCTTCGCTCGACAAATGACGATCTGAAGGTCACTGCAAACGGACTCAATCTGTCTGTCGGAGCAGGACGCGCATGGATCAAAGGTCATTATTACAAGAATGACAGCACATATGCGCTTCCTGCGATCTCAGCGCCTACAGGCGGATCGAGAATCGACAGAGTGATCCTGAGATTCGACAAGACGATCACTGTGCGATCAATCACGATTCAGTATTTGACAGGCACTGCGGCAACATCTCCTGTCGCGCCTGCTCTGACGCGCAATGACAACATATATGATCTTTGCCTTGCCGAGATCACGATTGCGGCAAATGCGTCCTCTGTGGGAGTCATAGACAAGAGACCTGACGCAGATCTCTGCGGATGGGTATATTCAACTTCGGGAGACAATTCTTTCTTTGTCACGCTCGACAATGATTTCTATACATGGTTTGAAGGAGTCAAGGACGATCTCGCCAGTGTAACGCTTTTCAAGCGCTACAAATGGCAGACAACGCTTGCCTCTGCGACAAGCACTGTTGCTTTCTCGATTCCGCAGTACGATCCTGACACATGCTTTGCTGAAGTATTTGTCAAT